ATGGCAACATTTAAACCTACAATATTCAAAGGAAGGCAACGTGAAGATAAGACCTGGAACGTTGTTATCCGTTTTACTCATGAGCGGAAAGTACGATATATATCTACTACCATGTATATCTCTAAGAAAGACCTTACTGCCAGCTTTAAGATAAAGAACCAGCTTGTCCTAGACAAGTGTGAGGAATTGATAAAAGTATATCGGAATAAGGTAAATGCACTTAACCTTGAACTAAATTCAATGGATATAGATACAATCATTGAATACATCAAAAAGAAAGATGACAAGAACGGCATAGACTTCATTTCATTTGCAAAAAAATGGTGTCGGTCGCATACTGAAATCAAGGGCGTCAAGAACTACCAAACGGCATTAAATTCTTTCTGCTCATTCTTCGGCAGGGAATCAATTATGTGTAGCGAGATAACCGTTCAAAAGATGAAGGAATATGAAGAATATCTTTCAGATAAGAAACGAGCACAATCCCTTTATACTAATTCTATACTCCGTTTGTTTATGGAGGCAAGAGAATATTACAACGATGAAGATAATGGGATAGTAAGGATTAAACAAAGTCTATCTAAATTTAAGCCTAAACAGCAGAATACAGCAGAGAAGCGAGCTTTATCTGTCGAAGAGATAAGAAAGATATTCGCCCTTCCATACGACAACAAAGATTATAGAGGTCGTAACAGCAGACATGATTTGGCTTTGGATTGTTTTAGATTATCGTTTTGCCTTATGGGGATGAACTCAGCAGATCTCTACAATGCAACTGAATTTGACGGAGAATATATCACTTACTACCGCACCAAGACCAAAGAGAGAAGAAATGACAATGCTAAGATGGTTATTCGCGTGCATCCATTGATTCAACCGTTTATTGACAAGTACAGAGGGAAAGACCATGTGTTTAACTTCTATGAACGATTTTCTTCAATGGGCGACCTTAATCGTGCCATTAACATTGGGCTGAAAGAAGTCGGGAATGAGGTAGGTATAGAAAATTTGCAGTTTTATTCCGCGCGCCATTCTATGGCTACAATAGCCATCAATATTATAGGGATACCTATCTATGTCGTGAATGAAATGTTATGCCATGTAGATTCAAGGCTCCGTGTTACTGAGCTATATATAAAGAAAGACTATTCCATTATAAATGAGGCAAATTTCAAATTGATAGCTTATATGTTTGGGGCATGAGACAGATGTTATGCTGATGAAAATTTAATTTAAAAATAATAATATTTTCATCAAAACGACAAAGGGAATCATTTTATAAATCCACCTCTCTAAACGTTCCATTGTATCATGGCTAGCAGTTGGCAGAATACCCAATGAGGAATATCATCCGATTGCTCAAGCAATATGTTCAACTTATCTTCTTTCATATTATGTTAGCATAAAAAAAAGCGGTAAAACCGTTGGGAATTACCGCTCTGATTTATTTTGAATCAATAAGACTTTATTGATATTTGCCTTTTAAGTTCTCGGCGAATATTTTTCAATAGATATGCCTAGAAATACATTCTTATCAAATTGTAGCCAGAAAAGATGTCAAACTTTCCATATCATCAAATTCTTTTATTTTAGTATCATCAGTCTTTCTAACTCTTTTTTTCTTCCTACTTTCAGAAACAACAGATAGCATATTTTGCACAACACCACTGGCATTGTGTAATTGAATAATATGTTTTTCTACTAAGATACATAGTTCATCAGCGAATGATCTTGAAATAAAAGAAACATCGCTTAAATCAATTATAGAACCACTATGCTCTGCTATTTTTTCTCGTAAAATTTCAGCATTAGAACGTGAGCGTATTTCAGATCCTAATAGATCATGAAGCTTAATTATTTCTTTCATAATACCTCCTATTTTATATACTTCGTATAATCAAATTCTTCACTAACTGTCAATGGTATTCTCATAAGTATAATCGTGCCATTCCAATTAATAGTATCAGGCAATTTTACATAATCACTTCCACCAGATGCATCATGCCTATGAAATGCTCCTCCTGATAACATAAAGAATGCTCCTCCAAGACCTTCCACAATCATACTTTTAGTAGATGATATACCAAATCCTCTACTTTCAGCATCGGGAAGATCTTTAGTCGAATATCCTTCATTTGCATATTTCAATGCTTCAGCTTCATTGTCACCTATCTTATCAAGCATCTTTTGTGACTTGACATAACTTCCATAAATTGTTATTCCATCATCAGCAATGCATATATCCAAACAATTCTCACGTTTCAGATATTGCGTATATATATAACCATAATCACTATCAGAATGTTGATTTATATTGCAAATTAACTCACTAATCAAATACGAAAGTGGAGTTTTAAGTTTTAAATCTAAATTTTTCTGTTTTTCAATAACTCCTTGAATAATGGTCTGCATTGAATCTATATTCTTATTCAATCGACTAAAGCGACATATAGGGATATAACTTTTCCCTAAATATTCTTTCAACGCACTATTTAGATCCATGTCATCTTTTATCGTCAGCATATCAAAGAACTTAACACATTCTAAATAGTTTTTCATATACCCAACCACATTTTTACACTGTACGTTCTTACATTTGCTTTTATATATGGCAAATGGGAACAAAAAAAATGGATGGAAAAATGAGGTTTTTGAAAAATCCCAAACAGGAACATCATTATTCCTTATTTGTTCATTCGCAAAAATGACAGAAAATAAATGGTTAAAAACACTACCTATCCGTTCATCTCTATCCGCATTTGGAATATTAATTACCTTATTCATAGTACAAGAAAATAATACTAATATTTACAGAAGGATATCTAATTACGGTATTCCTGTAAATTCCTTATTATAGTGCAAGATAATGCTGTTGTACATACCAGTACTCCTATATGACGCAAATATAGGCAATTATATCAATATGACAATACCAAAGATGGCTATTAACACTTTAAATTTAGCGGTAATTCCAACAAGTCAAAGAACGCTTCTGTTCGATTATTATTTTTCCATTCCCTTTCTGCAATGTTCACACAAGAATTTCTTGGCAACAGGAAACATCTTCTGACCGACATATCCGCTGAGATATTGTGCTTCCTCTCCATAAGGGTTAATTCCGAAAGCCTTGGAAATATGCCGGCATAAATGACCTTTTTCGTGGTCCCACGAATTTTGAAACTGTTCGGGGGTAGAAGTCAAAGAGAGCACCATTACCGTCTCTCTTCTCCTGTAGTCCGAATAGGTAAGTCCGGTATTCATCCTGCCTTCCGTCAGGTTGCGATACGCACGTTTGAGGGAATCCCCCCTGCATCCTATACGGTACAGGTCGGTAATGATTTCCTTAGCCCAATAAGTGTGTACCGCATAATACACCTTGACGTGCCAATCCCCATATTTCGGTATGTAGAACTCCTGAACAATCATATAACATCAGACCAAATTACAGGAACTCCTTTACCGATGCAGGTGGCAAAGAATTCATCAAACGCCCTGCAAGGGTCCCCATCAATATCATCAAGGTAGCACTTTATGTGTTTGCACAAATGTGCTTCGTCAACCAATGATTTTTTGAAAAAATCCGCTTTCAACATATTTGCAACATAGGCAACGTCATATCCTTTGTCGTGTTCGATGGTAATTCCGTTTGCTTTGAGCATATCGTCCACCTCATCTTTACTCCAAGGGTCAAGTTTCTTTTCCTTGCCTGTTGCCTCGTCTTTCACTTTCATTTTTGAAACAGCCCATTCGTAAAGTTTTTTGCTGAAATGGAATCCGTATGATTCCAGGTATTCTTGCATCCCTGATGGGAATTTGCTATATGTATCTAATCTTTGTTCCATAGCCTTAATTTAAAAAGAGGGGCGTTTTACCCCTCCTGTTATTAATAGAATTCACCGTTAGAGCGTCTGCGTCTGCGTTCGCCCATTTCATCCATACGCGGATATTCAGGAAAGTATCCGGGGTATCTGCGTTCATCCATGCCGGATGAGCTTCCACCACCTGAATAACTTCTCCCACCATCACGGAAACCCATCTCTCCGCGCATCTCTCTCATGGCTTTTTCGTAACCTTTGCGGCAGCCTTCCTTGTAGGCTTCCTCCACTTCGTCACCTCTCATACCGAAGCCGCGTCCGTAATCGTCACGCCCTTCTTCTAATATTTCCCACATTCCCATAATCATTTCTTGTTTTTAGATGCTTCAACCACTCCGAGCTGTTCCATTAACTTCTGATTCTGTGCAATGAGATCAGCCATATTTTTGCTCATTTCCTGCATGTTCTTATCCATATTGGACATTTGCCCTTTCAATGCGGATATTTCCTGCTCCTGCTGTTGCTTGGCTGCAAATTCAGGGTTCAGCATGGCAAGCATTTGGTCACATACCCTAAGAAAGTTCTGATGATATTCCACACTTTTTAGGACATCCTCACTTTTCTGCTTCATGGTAAGGACCTCAGTATTCATTTCGTCTCTTGACCCTGTAATCAGCATCCCTGTCTTAATATCATCGGCAATATTGGCATTAGCCGGTATCTCTTGCAAATTGACATTCTGTCCGTTTATATTCACGACAAAATCAATAACCTGTACCGGCTGTGGATAAGGCATGTTGGGAACAGTCTTATATATGGTTTTTATGGGGCTTACATTAACGACCTGCCCACATTCCAAACTTGGATTTGCACCTCTATGAAGAAGATATAATGTACTGTTTACTCGTAAGTTTTGAAACATGATTGTTTGATTTTAAAGGAGTGTGGCTATTCCCATTTTGGAAATCACCACAAAACTCCATGTTAATTATTACTTGCTCCTTAAAGAAGCTGTTTCTGCTGTAGGAGCCGGAGCCGTTGTCGGTCTGTATCCACCATTAACAAGATACAATTCGTTGGTGTACTTGTTATAGTGAATTTCATAGATGCCTGTTCCGGCTAAGTTTTCAACAGTCACAGGCTCATTGTTATAAGCCATCAACGGTCTTGTGTCCCCATTAGTCCCTATCAGTATCGGAAGAGTTGCAGTCGTGCCGGCAGGTATAGCCTGACGGAGGCTGATATAGAACCCTCCAACATAATCCCTGTTACGGAATGCGTGGTTAGGAAGTTCCAAAGTAACATTCTCCGTGCCGACGGTCACAGCCACCGTAGGAAGAGTGTTGAAATTTGTTCTTCCGATTGATGGGAATAGGGATGGGAATCCTGTAAAAAAGTTAGGCCACATATCTACCTCCTTTCTTACCGGATTAACCCCAGTAGTTGTTGCAACCACATCCACTACGTCCGTATGCAGCATCACCGGCATAGGCTCCAAAAGCAGCAGCTCTGTATGTGTCAAGATTTACGCCAACGATGTTAGGGTATTGTACCGGTACGGTTTGTGGCATGCGGCATTTAATGCCATCGACGTCTGATTGCAGGCTTTGCAATCCGGCTGCTAAAGGAGCAATCTGTTGTCCTACTGCACTCAGGATAGTGGCGTTCTGATTACGTTGGGATATTTCGGCTGTTAAAGTAGCCTTTTCCGCAGTAAGAGATGCAATCTTGTCCTGCAATGCCTGATTTTGAATTGCATCAAGTTTGGCAAGGATAGCATTCGTATTTGCAGTAGCCCCGTCACGCAATGACAATGCATTGTTGTTCATTGTATTGGTAAGGGCATTCATTGATTCGCAATTCTGCAAACGTCCTTCATAGCCTTGTCTTTCAATAGCTGTTTGCGTTTTGCAGCAACAATCGGCAAGTTGAGTAAGGATAGACTGGTTGCCTGACTGCATAGCATTAATAATCTGGTTGGTTGACAATCCCACCTGATTACCTACTTGTGTAATGCTATTCTGAACATTGCACAATGCTGTCTGAACCTGTTGGGTAGAGCAGTTGAATGAAGAAGCCAATTGAGAGATAGCATTACCGTTACCCTGAATAGCTTGCATCAACAATTCGCGTCCTGCGTTTCCTGCCAATTCTGCCGGAAGTCCGTTAGCTCCGTTTCCTCCACGTCCACCGAACAAACCGCCACCGTTGCCGTTCCATCCAAAGATACTTGCTATCACAACAAGCCAGATAATGCTCCACCATCCGTCCTGTCCTCCAAAGCCGTTGCCGTTATTCATCAAGGCAAGCAGGTTAGGGTCTATCCCCTTGTTCCCAAACATTCCGGGAAGCATGGCGGTAATGTCAAGCTTGCTACCGCCTGAACCTCCATTGCCTCCGTCTGAATTAAAAACATAAGTTCTTTCCATAAGTATTTGTATTTTGTATCCCGGTCAAAATTGACCGTATGCAAAAGTACATATGTTGTAACTTATGTAAAATCAGTTGTTTCCCAATGATTTCTTTATATTATCCCAATATATTCTCAACATTTTCCCACTTTCCATCCTCTCATAGAAATTTGATATCATGTAGTTGACAGCACGTTTGGTTTTGTGGATATGAACGGCTATTTGTGAAGGGTACATGCCGCTTTCAGACAGGAGAGACACAAGAAGATACCTGGCATCCACTGTTTCCATGTTTTTATCAGAGGATAATATTTGGTCTACAGGCACTTCGGTTTCTTTTGAAACAATATTAATTATCTTGGCAAAGATTTCTGATTTGCACATAGTTTTTTCTAATTTTTATGCTTATCTTTGCCTCGCCACATAAAACATGAGATTTTGATGAACAAAGCATAAGATATTTATGTTGAAGATATTAGCCCCCAACATCAGGTATCTTATGCTTTATCATGTTTTTATGTGGCAATATTAATATGATGTATGTTGGGGGCTTTTTTTTTAATTCTTAGCCCCCGAAAGAACTGCTTTTGTTATTTTTGAGTAATCGCTACGCTTCTACTCGTAGCGTTGTGAGGATAATCCTCGGTATAGTGTTCTATTTCATTTTGAACCTCCTTTCTTTTTTATATTATAATTATGCAATTATACAAATAAATTACCACACCAACAAATTATAACTAATTCCAATTCCTACATAACTCCCCACCGGATAACTATATCCTGCCTGAATCCCTAATCCCCATTTTTTTGATGGACATTTCGGTATGCGCACAATATCATTAGTAACCGTGACAGTCTTAGGATATACCTTCAAACTGTCCAAGTTCGGGTTATAACCACTGACATAAGCCGTATAGTTACTGTCCCGGTATATCTTCTGCTCGACAGGGAGCACCGTATCACCTACATGGATAGTATCGCCTGTGTGCCAGCAAATCAAAGGAGTAGGAAGGTAGTAGGGGACCGTATCCCTTCTTACCACAAGGCTTGAACTGAATACCGTATCTGTTCTTGCCTCTATAACTGCTTCGGGGGATGGCTTTGCGAACCATCCTAAACCGAAAGCGAGTACAACCAGTAATATGTAAGGAAGCCATTTCATTTCAATTTGCTTTTAGCTTGCAACATTAACATACAACCCTACCAAGCTGCTTAAGTCATGGGTCAATGCCTGACCGCTGTCCCTTGTGCAGATATACAATACGTCATTCTGAGTATAGTATTTGTTTTTGAATATCTCCATAGGAGGTGTATAGGGTATCGGGTCATCCTTGGTGCCTGATGCGGTCTCTACAACCACTTCGTAGAGTGCTGCCGTAGCCATGCCGGGATATTGGCTTTCCAAAACCATAGGGATATCTTGCCGGACCTTATACAGGTGTTCCTTGTAATTAACCTTCATTCCCTTGGATAAGGATTCGTCTATGAATTCCGCCCAATCGGGATACAGCGATTTAACTTTCAAAGATTCGCTGTCTGTCAGGCTCAATGTCTGTATCTGTTTTTTGGCGGATTCCACCATGTTTTGTGCGGATGCAGCCAATATGTAATCAGCACTATAAGGTTGCGGTTCGTGATTCCATTCTTCCGATTCCATGATTTGTACGAATTCGGGGTCATCCATTCTGTAGGTGGGGAATGAGTCCCTTGGGAAGAGGTTAACGAATTCTTCATGCAGCACTACTTTAGTGCCATCTGCGTTGCTTCGCATTGTCGGCAGAGCCAACAGTCCATGTTGGGTCAGCCATTCTATCGTAACGATTGTATATCTCATTGTCCAATTATATTAGTTAATACGTAATCAATTAATTCTTGCTCTGTGAATCCGTCAGACTCTGTTGGTATAGAGTCAAAGGCTATGGAGTTGTAGAAGGCGATTTTGGAATAATAGTTCTTTCGCCACTCTTCTCTAGAGAAAAAAGCAGGCTGTCCGCTATTGGTAGGATTAACTGTGTCATTCACAATTGTAATAGTATGTTTTAAACCCCAAAGCTTAGCACAACCAATAGATTCGTTTAACACACCATCTATATAAGTTATACCATTTGGATTAGAGTAATTATACGCAATGCCGACAGGAGTAGAATATACACAAAAAGGTTGACTTACAGCATTACGCATCTGAGAGTAATAATTCTTAAATTGGTTGAAGTTTTCTATCGGATTAACCGTCATAAACAGCATCTTCACTCCACTACTCAGATTCTCTACCAATCCGTAATCATCTACACCATCTGTCACTAATGCACCGGGATATTCGGGTATCTGAGTAATGGTGATGTCTGTGGAGTAGGGTTGGTCGGAGATAACAGATATATAATTATATCCAGGATTACCTTGATTAGTATCTAATTCTATATAATTATCTCCATTATGTAACTCAACTCTATTGTCGTATGCAGTATATTGGGCAGCGTAAACTTTATTATCGTCTAATATCCCTTCAACATGCCAATTGCAATAAATTATTCTTTCAACCATGTTTCTAGCTCTATAATACCCGAATTTGTCCCAATCTTGTGCCGGTTTCCCTTTAATTTGTCTGCCATTTATACGGTCGAATCTAATATCAATTGCACCACTTACGTTAACAAACGCCTCATTCTTATACCCATCTACACCGCTCATCATGTCGAAGAGAAAGTTATTTAGTTTCATTCTCCTTCCTTTACCCGACAAGTCCTGCAAGTAAGCAGATAACTTCAATGTTTCGTTGGTCGCACCTTGCTTCTTTACGTCATAATAAAAGACAACATGCTCCCTTATCCATTGAGGGATAGGGGAAGGCTTGGAACCACCGCCACCCGAACGGATTTCGCCAATGTGATTCAGTGCGATTGTATTCAACCGCACCGAATTTAAAGATATTGTGTTAACCTTCATAATCACTCCAAAATTAATGCCTTGACAGGCTTAACATTGCACTGAATCTTGATATGCTGCTCACCAATAACACCTTCGATGTTCTTCTGCCAAACCGACCCGACACCGTAATCGACTTCAAACGCCACCCAACTTTCACCGTCCAAACTCTGATACAATACCACCTTGGACGGATGTGTATCGAATACCAATTGCAAACCAAATGTAGACGCAGCAGGCTGAAACTTATACTCCTGATTGGAGCCGGATGCTGCAAAATTGCCGGTTATATCCTTTAATGCCATAATTGTAGATTTTATAAACTTAATACCTGTTTTCGATTCTTACCATCTGCCCTAAAGCTTACATGTACCCATGCGAAGTTGCTCTCATCAATCAACTGGTCATAAGGCAGGTTCTTGCGGATATACTCAAACAACAGCTTATTCTGTTGTCTGTCTCCTGTGTCAATATCGGCTGCTTCACCCTTCATGTGCTGCGAAGACTTGCTTCCCTTGACAGCTTCATTCAGCTCCGGACAGCGATAACCGCTGTTTACTGTTATAGGCTTTCCCCACCATGTGCGTAATGGGTCCAGTACGTTATCCACCAAGGCAGTAAGAGCCGTTACATGCTCCTGTCTGCATCTGTTGTTGATACCCAAGCGGTCGGCAGTCGTGGACTTGCACAGCTCCGCAATTGTAAAAAACTTCATTTCTTTTCCTCCTTAATTACTTCTTTAATATCTTCTTTGTCAACCTTTAACGTCTTGCCGAAAATCAGCCTGAACGCTTCGACAATATTCAGCTCGATTCCCTTCGGCTTAAGTATGTTGCTGATAATCGAGCACATTTCCAAGAAACATACCATCAGGCAGGAATACATATCAATGTCGTAACGGCTACCCGATGCCTTGTTTATCATCACCACCATGAAGACGAAGCTGAAGTATGTAACCATCTTGCCCATGGTTCGCCTTACCGCCCGACTGAACCGGACCTGTTCGCCCATTATGATACTCTTTCTCAGCCCGCAGGCTAAATCACATATAATCACGGCAGCAGACACTATCAGCCACGGAATCATGTGTTCTATGCTCTCCTGAACGAATGCGGTAGCTATTCCTGCCAATCCTCCGGCTACGCTCTTATCGATGCCATCTCTAACTATTGCACTAATCATTTGTCGGATTAATTTTTAATGTTATATTTGCAAAACCTTGTTAACCGGAACGCGAAAGCTAATCTTGATTCCCTGCCCGCCTGAGAAGGTATGCAGGGAGTTTCCCTATCTTAGCCTAATCAAGATTAAACACAAGCTTGCTCGGATAGCCACGGGTATAGTCATAATTAATCAGCTCTTCAAGCGTACTTAATCCGGATACCTCGGATAGATGCTGCTGTGTGACATTATAGCATGATAATGCATACAACTCCAATTGGGCAAGCATATATAGTGCCACATCTATTGGGATGGTGTAATTAATCCCCTCAAACCAAAGAACGGTATCAGTCTTTTGGGTACTCTTCTCAATGTTGATGCTGTTCATCAGACCTACACGCATTTCCTTGGAAAGCCACATCTTCTTGCCGGCAAGGGTAAATTCGTTCACATGGTCAGACACATCATATTCTTTGATGCTTTTCTCCAGTTCCCGGACCAATGATTTTCTTACCGACTCTTCATCATTCGTATCACAGTACACCCATAATGTATCATATATATATGCTGTCCTTTCTACAGTACCTTCCATCGCAGGATAAGTAACCGTTTCCTCGTTGACGCATATCAATGCCTTCTTGCCTGAATAGGTTATTAAAGGCATACGCACATCAAATTCATTTCTTTCTGTTTCCATAATCATTCTGTTATAATTCGATAAAAGGGATAGAAAAAGCTCCAGCGTAATGGGCAAATTTATTGGCAGCATTATAGTTGCAAAACGAGGTACGAACCGAAGCATAGATGAAACTCTCAAGGCAACCCACAACAGAGCCATGGAGACACCGCTCATTCGCATTGACATCGTTATTAATATATAACCATAAGTAAGCATTCTCGTAATTACGGCTCCCTCCACCGGTAGTCTCCGCACAAAAAAGAGAAAAATCATAATCCGATTTTTTCACCCATGATTCACTGGCAACAGGAAAATTAACCCCCGGATATTCCTTCTTTAAATCCAAACCTTTTTCCATGTCACTTTCTTCATTGTCATGGACACGGTATGAGTAGGTTGTACGTGCGGGTACTCTGCTCACATCTGATGCACAGCGGAATTGCACAGGCAGATCATTGCCTTCCGAATCCTTTCGGACAATGTAATATGCACCGTCCATCTGTCGGGATAGCCCGACAATCGGTAGATTCCATCCTCTGTATATGGGGACAGAGCGTTTCAGGATTCCAATGCCGCCATCCAGCACCGTATTGTCACTCCATTTGACACCGTCAATAAATTCCATCTTGGTGTAAGAGTTTACGACGGCTGTCATTACTCCGTCTGCCATTCCCTCACATCCGGGGACATTTCTTACCACGTAGTAATGCTTGCAGGCTTCCATGCCTGCGCCCGTAGACAGGTTGACAGAACCATCGGTTGTACACGACACATTTCCGGCTGCGTCAAAAGTGAACACATTCCCAATATTCCCTATCTTCGGCACAAGTCCTGCCTTGGATATGCCGTCCAATAGTCTTTGAGCTTCCATTATTTCTAAAAATCCGCACCATGTGTTACCTGAAATACCACCAATCAGATTAGTCTTATTTGCCGAAGATGGCGGAATAACCATATTAACACCATGCAGAGTGCTGTATTTTACTGTATCCCCGATTATCACCTTCCATCCGCTATTAGCGGTAAGTGCACTGTCTGCAAATGTAGTCGCATTAACGCTGTCTAACGTTGTACAACCTGCGCCAAACAGGTTTAACCTAGTATGTGCCCATGTGCCTATCTCAAAACTCATCAGACAAATAATGATTTCATAGAACTCATAATACATGCCCATATATGGACGATTGGTCGCTTCGTCTGCATTCTTTGCCTGTGCATTCTTGATTGATTGTACCGCGGACACATTTTGTGTCGGGTATCCGCCACCACTTGTCTTATAGCTTTTTTTGAATATGTTCAAAGGTGCGGAGTATGTCCCGATTGCGTTCTTATTATAGACATAATGGGCGCAATTTCTTGCATCACCTTCCAGCTTGGCGGTAACACATTCACCGGGGACGATGGCAAACGGTCTGATTCGCTTTGCCTGCTTCCCTCCGATGCCGAAAGGCAGAAGAGACAATGCCACAATGTTATATTCCCCTTCCGTACCTCCCTGTGGCGTATATTGCATGGTGGTGCGTAAGTAATACAAATCGCAATCGGTGAAGTTCATCACGTCTCCATCGGTCCCGTCTATGGCAATATTCCTGCCATCGACAGATTGAGTAAGTCTTCCCGGTGCACATTGTTTTAATAACTTGCCATTCTTAAACACTCCAAGATGCAGATGTGACGCTAACGAGCGAAGTCTCGATGTGTTCCCAAATGTAACCTGTGCATCCGGGTCTGCACTTCCGTTTACTCGTGCGAATCCACATGCACCCAAGGCTTCCAACTCATTTGCCAGTGCTTCGATAGCGGTTGCATTGGCTTCCTCGGCTGCTTGTGCACGTTCTGTTTCGTCAAGAATTCGCTTATTCAATTCGGTTAACTCTTCCGTAAGGTTTTTACGCGTAGTCGGATGTACCACCGCATCAGTGGTTGTAGCAGGGTAAATAGTCTGCCCGCCTTTGGTAAGTTTATGAATTTTAGCCATATAATTCTTATTAATTTCGTAAATTTATTCTTTATCGGTTCCCGATTAAAGGAAAACACTCAGTACATCTTCGTATTCTTTATCGGAAATTGGAGAGGAAGAAAGCATCTCATTCTGCACATCCTTTACCACAGAGTCCTTTAATTCGGTACGCTGCTCCTCTGTCATGGATTCCCATGTCATTGGGTCTCCCTTATCGCCCTTCTGATAGTTAGGATAAACGTCAATTGTACCTGTACTGTCATCAGACTTGCCATTGACAAGAACGATGCTTGTAAACTCCATGGATACAAGGTTACAGATACCATCAGCAAAATCAGCATCAGTAAGGTAATACTCGCGTCTGACCGTCAGGTTGCCCGGACGCATGCCATGATTATCAAACACAACCAGCAGGCTGCCATCATCCAGCCTGCGACAGTTCTTGTAATCGTGTCCGTCGAAAGAGGCTACAACGGGTTTCGACAATGCTGTCTGATAAGTAAACCGGAAAGGAGTTTTCAGGTCTCCATTGAGGTTTTTCTCTATGATTTTAAAATCGGACTGATAATTTATTCTCATAACTATAATATTGATGTCACATCGTCAATTTCCACGGCAGACAGATACTTCTTATCAGCGTCTACGGTTTTCTGATAAGGTGTTAAATCAGGTGCCACGTATCTTTTCAACGCATCGGTAGATAATCTTCCGTTTGTATTCCCTTCCTGAAAGGGTATGTTCTCCTTACCGTTCGGCATTGTCCGTGCGTCAAGCTCGTTAATCGTTTTTCCTGCCATAAGTATTTGTTTTACATTATAAACATTCTGCCAATCTCCGCCAATACGGTGATACCATTAACCTTGATTTCCCCATCTTCATTCCTGCCGATTGCAAACTCCTTATCCGTAGGGATAACTTCCGCAATGGAAACCAAATCATCCTCTGTGAGTGCCCTTTCGTTAACTGTATAGTCATTGTCTGCCGAAGCGCATTCTCTTGCCTCTTCAAACTCGCGCATCAATGTTTTTTTCATTTCAACATAGGAGAGGTATTCCTCACTCTGCTTAATCGACTCAAGCTCTTGTTTTTCTTCGCTGCTTATGTTTTCTTTCTTCTCCAACTCATTCACTCGTGGAAAGGCTTGGGCGTCATAGCCTTCGGGTTTCAGCTTGGCATAGATACCGCGCATATCCTCGTTAAAGCTCTCCATTGCCCTTTCGTAAGCTACCAAATTCAAGATTATCTTCACCTTCGTTTTATTGGCAAGTGGCGCGCCCTCATCCGATTTCAGTGGCACGAGTTGCAAAAAACTCATTTTTCTGATGATTTCATTGATTTTCATTGTGCACCTCCTTCCTTGGGGATGGAAGACAATATGCTTCTAAGCATACTCTCTATATCTTCGATGGGAGCTTTCATGCCTACTGTCATGGTAAACCCTGTGGGCATGATAGAGGCTGTGCCGACATAAGCATCTCCATCCAATACGATATATTGGATATCATTGGTTGTGTTGTTTGAGACCTCGCCATTTTCATAAAGCCTTGTAATACTTTCTTTTTTTCGTGTCAGTTCCATATCTGTATAATTTAATGATTAGTATATTATGGGTTAGGGTTCAAAGCCAAAGGATAAGCCTTCTTCGTGTACTTTCCGTTGGATAGTGTAACATATACATAGTACTCTTGCAAGAAATCCATCAAATCAAATTGACCCGATATCACAACCGGATTGTCCAGAGTCAAATCCTTGTCTCCTAAAGATTTTTGCTGCTCACCTGCCTGGAACGGGTCGGTCACGTCACTCGTTATGAATCGCAGACTAATCCAATTGTTGCGAAGTGTCATATTGCCATTGGTAGCCTTTAACTTGAGTTCCCACTTGACAGCCGTATTCAGACCTGTCGTTGGATGCGTCACATACTCTGCATTCAGATTGATTACCAAACCACCCGCTTCTTCTTCCGATACATACTTAACCCTGCCGGGAGAGCAGTTCATAACGGGCAGGAACAAGTTAACCGAATCCAAGTCATAGATGCTATCAATCTTATTCATGCATAGAAATGGATATACATCATAATATTGACCTAGTGTCAGACCCCTGGCAGGCATTTCCAATGACACACCCGGCTTCACGTTCGCCAGTTTCCTTACGATTCTGTTGGACGAGTCAACCAACATCGCCCCAAACCACCATGTTTCAAGGTTAGTTCCGAAATCTATATCGGACAACGTTATAGAGCCGGGACCTGATTTGTCCACATCGGTAATGTTGATTCCAACCGAACATGATATGGTTCCGGATTGGGATACCTTGGAATCGCACTGAAAAGCGAATATGGGTGCCCATGCATTATGCTTGTATAACAGAAAATCAGCCAACCTGTACGGGCTCCCACTTCCGCCCCAAGGTCTCTCATAGGTATATCCGTTCATCTTGTCTTCCGTATACAGCTTGGGGATTTCCTCATAAGACGCTACAGGGGGCGGCTTAATGCCGCAATTCTTCATCGAGCCTTTCCACCACGCCCCTTCACCGTCAGACGGCATGCTCCTGTCAGGAGCAGCAGAAGCAATATGGACAGGCTTACATCTTGACCACATATTAATCTCATGGCTCGTGCATAACCCGCTCACATTCGCTGCAGACGTTCCAAGAACGGAAGCAACGTCACTCCTCAGATTGACAGGAGACGTAATTACGTTATTCGAATTAGCCATATCAGTAGAGCAGTAACAGGGTTATATAAGTCGAGATAAAGGCACACATCTCCATCCAAAACACAGGCTTCTTGAACTTAAGGCATGCCAATACGATTACACCGCCAAGGAAGGTTATAAGAGGGACGTACCAAAAACTCATCAACACTTGCCATACAAGAGAGGCAAGCGCGCAGATTCCCGCGCTTACATAATGGATATTGCGGTTATAGTCCTCCTTGAACAAGGGAGCCGAGCCGACAAATGCCAATGATGCACTTGCGATAAACGCCAGGAATTGGTATTCTTCCTTGCTGGCTTCGATAAACGATGCAACCAGCAGGGAAGATTCGGCAAGGCAGAAGAGCGTGAACAGCCAACCCCTCTTTCCAAGCCGATAGTATGTGTCACTGATACTTGCAGGGATGCCATACATCCCGACTGTATATCCGATATAGGATACAAACAGAACAATCGAAACAATCAATAATGTAACCATAGTTTTTAATTTATAAATTTACGTTTCAAATCATCAATCTCTTTGTGCAGCTCAATTATCTGAGCCTGCAATACTGCCGTATATTGGGCATAGTTCACGGACAGGTAGTGTTCTTTCGAGCTGCCTTTAGACACCAGCTCAGGATACAATTCTATCATGTCCTGTGCGATAAACCCTATACTTTCCTTTCCATCCTTGATATAGCTGACAGGGGTAATGAACCCTCTGTTCCGTAGCGGTTTTATATTTGATTTTAAGCGGGCGTCCGAATAAGCGGTAATCTCACCGCTTGCAAGGAACGAACCCTGAATAACCGCCCTGTTATTAGATGCCTCGAGCTCCAATCTAATCCCCGGGCTGTTACCTCCATCATCATTCGACACTGCTATCAGCATGGTTCCCCATGTGTCGTAATTAGGTCGATACGTGCCAATGGTGTATCTTGTCTGCCATCCAACACCGTCCAATGTATCCTTCCAGCTAATTATCGGTCTACAGGAGTCGTGCATCATCAAGGATAATTGGTTAGCCCTGAATACGGCATTGTCCGGGTTGAAGTATATCGGCCATTGTAATTGCCAACGGTCTGTCATGCTGGACACAAAGGAAGAATCGGTATTAGCATTACCTTCTGCATACAGATTAACTATGTGCGACTGATTATTACCCAAGTATATCATTCTGCCGTTACTGGTGTAGAATCCAATACCATAATATCCTGATATATCCATTCCGCTTGCACCGCCGGTGAATCTGATTCCATACCAAGGACTATCCCCATCGTGAGCATCATTAACATTTTCACCAATGACGTTACAATCAATCTCACCATTAACTGCCAAATTGCCTGTTATCGTATCACCCGACTTCAATACATACTTGGATAAGTCGGAGGATAGTGCCGCACCGATGCTCGAAGGTGTTATGTTGATACTCTTAGCCGAACTTCCGTCATAACCCCCTTGTGATTTCCCGTTAAGACTTATGGTAAGCGCATTAGGACTTCTCAGAGCGGTCGGGTACGCAGGAAGAGATATCACCCCATTGGATACATTGTAAGGAGTCGCGCCCAGCTTTACCTGCTTGGCATATACACTGCCCAAGTCCGGTATGTGGGAAAAATGGATTCTCTTGGACGTGTCAGACTTGGCAAGCTCTTCCCACATGGCATCTATATCCAAACCGCCACCGCCTTTTTTATTCGTCCACTTGTTTTTGATTGAGTCGTAGGTCAATACCTGTCCTTCCGATAGAGGAGTAACCAGGTCTACATCGTCCAGCATGCCCAATGAGGTTGCACCACTTCCACCACCGGTTGTCGAACCGAACGCAGCAAGGTCTCCCGTAGCGTAGAAATTAACCATAGACCCATCATCCTTCTCTACATATACGGCATTATTGGCTGCGTCATATTTCAGCAAGGCATTACCGATTTGGACAGAATTGATGGCTTTTATATGAGTGAACGGATATTGAGGTTCCAATATATATTTGAATTCTGCCGAGCGCAAGAACTTAAATGCCGACAGTAATACACCGACCGTTTCCTCACCGACAAAGAATGACAACGGGTCTGCATGGAGTGTACCATCTTCTTCCCACCAAAGTGCACCGTTGGCAAAGTAACCCGTACCGTCAAAGCGCACAAGACCTTTGGCAACGTTTTCCGGCACGCTGCTTTCCGGATAATCGAATTTGTCCAGCATGGAACCTCCCCACCAGGAAGCAATACCTCCGCCACGCTTGTCGGATTGGTATACACCGTTCGTGCCGCTCATTATCTTGAAACCGCTTTCCGAGGTGTATCCTAAAGCTAACAATGAGGATTGAATAAGACCACCCTCAATATTGGTATATTCCTTAAGTGCTTTCGTCAGATAGGATATATCTCCTATATTCTTCGATATTTCTTTGATGGATTCGTTAAGCTTGCCCTGTATATAATTGTTCGCGGCATTGACATTGGCAATAAAATCACCGTACTTCAAGTTGAACGCTGAATACTTGCCATCCACCATAGCCACTTCGGTCGCTGTGGTCTTACCGTCCTGAATCACACCGTTAATGGTGTTTATAAGCTCCTGTGCCGAGTTATTGAACAAGCGGTACGCAGTTTCCAACTCCGTCTTTACCACGCCTTCATCAAGAAGCTCATTCTCTATAATCTTATTATAGGATTCTGTTACATCGTTTTTGATGGAATCAATATTATTCAGGTATTTTTTAATCGCAGCCGCTTCCCCTCTGTCTACGATACCATCATTGAATGCTTCATCGGTAAAGTCCTTCATTGAACTTACAGTGCTATCCAGCTTTTCAGCCGCTTTCTTCGTTTCTTCGGCTATTTTCTTTGCTTCTTGCGCCAAAGTGTCATCAGTGTATTTTGATGCAAGCTCCCAATGGGAGATACTAAATGCTTCCCCTGCCTTTTTTGAAGTGTTCGCTCTGAGCATATCGTCCTTGTAAGTACTACCGTAGGTCGCATTTACCCACATATCACCTATGTCGTATGCATCGGAATTCTGCGGTTGTCTCACAAAGATGCGTCTTTTCCCATCTGCGGTATCCTGTGCTTTTTGAGCGTTTTCCAAAGCCTTGACAATATCCGTATCGGTAATGGCATTCCAATACCATCCCTTTTCTTGTTCATATTGGAACCGGTATGCTTTTCCCTCCTTGCTGTAATAGAGGTCTCCCAAATGATTGTTCTTCTTCTCATCTGTATCCCAATCGGATGCGGGAATATTTTCAAGGGTGGGCACCGGGTCGTAAAACCATGTTTCTATCGCACCGTCAACCTGATTCTGGATATTATCTATTTCCTGCTTGATGTACTCTTTCAGAGGGTCTAAATCTTCAATGTACTTTTCAGATGCTTTTTTGAGAGCATCTTCGATGGTGTCTCCATTGCCGATGGTAGTACCGACCGACAGCTTTCCTTTCAATTCCACGCCTTCACCTTGGGTGAACTTAACAAAGCTGTTACCATCACGGTCCCCAATATACGCATCACCGTATACATGGAAAAACGCCTTGTTGTTAGTTTTGTCTACACCATACTCAATATACTCCTTGTTCAAGTAGGAGTAGGAGTCTATACCGTGATACAGAGTAACACTCGGGCTGAACACATCGGTAGAAGAGAAAACAATGGCATTCTGTGCGTCAATATTGCTTTCATCCGTCACGTCCTTGTTGTCAATGCCTTTCCATTTGATTCGTGCACCAAGGTGAGCTACAGTATCACCCTTTGCCGGAATATCACTGCCTGTGTCGCAATCCGCCATGCTGAGGTCAATATAGTGCAATTTGTATATGCCGACATTGATAGGCTCTTTGCTTGCCCCTACACATAAACGCCAATAATAATGGTTCGCTACCTGTTGGTATTCTCCCGGTTTTTGTATGTTGAAGTTTTTGCTCTGTATCTGGAAGCCTGCACGGAAGCGGTTCTCCACTTCCACACCGTCCTGCTCGGCAAGGAAGAAACATCTGTACACGCCTTCGGGGACGCCATTGTCTACCGTTTCTTTATCCATCAATTGGAGTTCACTGCCATCTGCAAGCAATATAGGATTCCCGTCTGCCATTGAAAGTATGGGCGTTTGTTCAATGGTGCCCTTGGTCCAAACATCAATAAGCGTAACAGCACCACCCGGAGTTAGAACTATCTTTCCACCTACAGAATTTACATTTTGTATCTCCAATGATTCGAAATAGGCTTTCATGCGGACTTTCAGTTTATCAACCTCCGCATAGGTTTGACCTGTTTCCTTATCAACCATTATGATACCACCTGTACTACCACTGACAAATTTCCCTATTTCAAAAGCTTTGTCAGAAGACAACTTGTGCGGGGTACGGTCATCTTTATCTTTTCGCAAGAACATGCTTAATGAGCGCAAAGCCGAGAATGCATTATTGTCGGTAGCCGGTGTGGAATCATTTCTTTTAATCAGATAAACCCCACTGTCCCAACCGCCTGTATAAGTCTGTCCTTTCAGGGTAAGAGATTCTATCTTGCCTTCGAGGTCCCCTATACGCGAGTAGGCTGCCGTCTCCCCTACTGTATAAATCGGAGAATCATAAAGATAGTCAAGATTAAACTCGTATCCGATAACCCTTGACTGCCTTCCGTTCTCAAAATAAGCCTTATTGATTAAGTTAACCTTCTGACCGATGCCGTAGAGATTGTGCACTCCGTCCTCACTGTATGCGACATCCGACATCATCTTACAGTTATATGTAGAAGGATCTATCTTGGATTTGGCTACAGATTTCTCCGCTTCGTCTTTCAGCTCTTGTTCGGCGGCACCCACAAGCCCCAGTTCGGTTATTTTCGTACTGTCCCAACCGGATAGAATATAAGTATCCCCATTCTCAGGAATAAGCACTCCGTCCGGAAGCGGTCTGCCGTAGTTCTCATTTCTGACTATTTCCCAAAGTTGTTCATTCTTATTGTCAGGGTCGAATGTTACAGCGAATTCCATACCATTCAACTTGCCGGATTGGAAAATGATTTTCAATTCCTCACCGGGAAGGATATAGTCCTTTGAGAAGGTAATGCCGGTATCCTTGAAGCGGTAGGCATTCCATTTTTCCTCGGTGGTTGTGCCGTCCTCATTCTCCACCTTGTCTGTCACCTCAATAGTTGTGACATCCGACATGGTGCCGACCCTTCGGGGATAGACTTCATCGAAGATAACCACTTGTTCAATGGCTTCCTCGGTAGTCATATCAGGATAAGCGTCTATGTACGGAGTTCCGTCGGGCAACATTAAGCGTTTTTGCACCACACCGTTCACAACCACCGACTCATCAACCGGACGGTAGTTGGAAGGGATATTCCTTGTGGAACCGAAAGCATATATTCGGGTGGCGTAGGTCGATTGGGAATCGGAACGTGACATCTCTACAACGTTCACCCCGATTTCAAAGTTAACCGCATCGCCAGACTCACAACGTCCGAAATGGATTATATTCTCTGTTATCCAACACTCACAGTCCCATTTTTTCGCCATCTCAAAACAAGCATCAAGGATGTTGATGTTCTCATAAGACATCAGTTGTGATTTGTTTTCGACTGTGGGGTCAATGGAGACAACAAAATCTTGTCCTTTGTATGCGTACCCAAGAGCTTTCAAATTTCTAAGGACTATACCGGCTTGTACGTCAAGCGGGGCGGTCAGGTTCCAGGACGCTTCCTGCCCGGCAGTCTCTGGGGTATATTTGAAGATTTTGTTTTTCCATTTCCAGTAATAGGCATCAAGCCTTAATTCGTAATCGTAGCCGGCGGTATCTGCGTTGAATGCGGGCTTCTGCAAGTCGCACACCTCGAACAATCCGAAGTCGCATTCCACGTATGAGCCAAGTTTGAAATATATAGGATTTTCCAAGGAGAACTTTAATATGATGTGGTCCTCCTTCATCAGAGTAAACTTACGCTTGCAGCCTTCATTGACCGAAGTTGTAAGCAAGATAGCACCGGATATGCCTTTGATGTCGATTTGTTCCATGCCTTCAAAGTTCGCACATAAAAAAAAGAAGCCTTAAAAAATAAGGCTTCAAACTATGACAATGGGCAAAATGTCACAAATTAAGTTCTGCTTGCCGGATTTGGCTCATTAAACTTTGCTGAAATTTTTCCGAAAGTTCTACCTAAGCTCTGTGCATAAGTGATATTTTTACCGAGATAAATCAGATGATACATCTCACTACCGTTAGCTGGAACTTGAATATCAACCTTGCCTTTATAAAGTTCAACAAAGAAAGCTTTTTTCTTTGCTTGATAGTCGGATTGGGATTTCCCTTCAATTGTAAATGAAAGTGTTATTTCCCTCTCATCTATTTTAGGGTCATTGACTATCACACGTTTCCCATGTTCTAACCGGGATTTATTTTCTATAAATTCTTTCATGGATGATGATGCACCAAGTACATCAAGAAAACCTTTTCCCATTTTTACGCCCCATATAGCATAGGCATCTTTATTGTTTATCAATAGCTCAGCCATAATTTATAATTTTGAAGTATTACGTTTGACTTCGGCAATATCCGCTTTGATTTCTTTTAAGTATTTAGCTGAATTGCCTGTATTTTCTGAAATCTGTACCAATTCAAGATAGGATTGCGCTATCAAATCCCGCGTATCATCAGCAATATTTCTTGTTTCCGTATTTATGGAAAGTAGAGCATCTGCTTTTACTGTTAGTAAATTAAGTGATTGAGATTGAATAATATTCTGATTCTTTATCTCTTCTCCTGCAATCTGCAATGCTGTAAACCGCCCGTTCAACTCTTCGCCGGTATCTTGACTCATTACCTGAAAGCCTTTGGATGAAGCTGACTGCGATGTTGATTCTTGCGAAATTTTATCATATCCGGTTGCTGCGGCAAGCTCGTCACGCAGTTTCATGGCTTCTTCAATGTAGCCCATATACTCAGCATTCAGCGCATTTCTTTCGGATTCCGTCAAAGAACCATCCTCCATACCCTTTGCGAATTTCTCATACCACTTCTTTAGCTTGTCCTGATAGAGTGCGCCTACCTGCTCGGAGAGCATAGCTCGCATGAAATATTCCGATATGTCTTCGGCAGCATCTTTGGATGATGCTTTCATATCCATTAAGGTATCTATAAAGTTACTGTACACACCATCGAATGTGGTTTGTGTAAGCTGCTCGTTTATCTGATTATGAATTTCCTCAATGCGTTCTTCCCCATCGATAATTTTATCAAGGTAATTTCTAACATCCTCATCTAATTTAGCCCAAAAAGTAGGTGCTTCCGATTTAAGTCTCTCCAATTGTTCGGTAGAAAGGTCAAACAGGCTTTCCATTCTTCCGGTTGAGATTTCTTTAAACCACTGTTCGTCATTAAGAGCTTTGCGCGCTTCTTCCCATCCCTGTTCGGACATTCCCTTGCGAATTCGCACACCTATGGAGTGGGAACCGGCTGATGAACCTGCGTTCAGTCTTTCTTTACCAAGAATACGGTAACTCTCAATACTTTTTTCAGCTAATTCTAAGGCTTCCTCTCCTACCTTATTAGCTTCAGCCCCGTAAGATGTGTTGATGTATTCCAACTTTTTGTCTATCAGTTCATCCCAAATATCGTTCAATAGGCTATATTGCTCTACCATCTCGTTATAATGGGAATAGTCTGCACCGAACAGACCGTCAAGGGCAGACACAACAGATGACATTCCACTGACAGCACTCATGGCACCACCCACAATGTCACCGGACATAATTTGACCGACACCGGCGGCTGTAGTACCCAATCCCCCTAAAGCATCGGTAATTCCTGTTATAGCGGAATCGCTGGCACCGAATATATTGGCGATGTTAGTGCCGAACTCACCCAACGCAGGAGCAAAAGACGTTACGGCATTTCCTATATCGGTGATGCCTTGACCGACTTTCTTGGAATCGTTGCCACCCTTTTTTATGGCTTCTATCCCTTTCTCCAGGTCAGAGACGAAAGCCTGCCACGGTGATTTGCCTTTCAGCTCATCCTTTAGCCCCCTGATTGCATCCGTTACATCCTTTATGGAGATTTCACCCTTTTCTATCTTTTCAATATCCTTATCAGTGAATCCGAGTGCTTTCAATTCGTCAAGTGTAACATTCGTTCCGTCACTTTCCTTTGTGCCAGACATGTACTTGACAAGTGTTTCATACTTGTCAATAATAGTCTGAATGGCGGATACCGATTTATTGCCAGCGTCTTCAAAGAGGTCTGCCATTGCCTTTGCGGAGTGACCAAACTGTTCATCCAGTTGTTCTACAGCCTGATTCTTTTCGGCTACCTTGATAGCGTATTCAGGACTATCTGTGTGCAGCTTGGCTATCTCATCATCATACTTCTGCACAAGGTTTTTTCGTTTCTCTTGATAGTTGCCAAACTCGATGAAGTATTCCTGCCAAGCCTTTTTGTCGGATTCAAACTTTTCTTTATTCAAATCGGAGATTGACTTGTCACGCTTGTTTTCTGCCTGCGAATACGAAAGGGATATTTGTACAGACTGCTCCTTTGTCAGCTTGCCACCATTAGCCTTGCTCCATTCCTGTTCTTGCTTACGGATGGCATCCAGTTCTTTCTGATAGTCCAAGTCAATCTGAGCCAGTTTCTTTTCTGTTCCATCAGCCATGAGGTTGATTTCATCCTGCTGATTCTTCCTGCGAAGTGAAAGGAGTTCCTCAGAAAGCCGTTCTTGTTGCTTGCGTTGTTCGTCGGCTTCTCTCTTCAATTTTTCCCTTGCTATTGCTTTCAGTCTAGCTTGTTCAGCATCCAGTTTAGCTTGTTCATTATCCGTTACTCCTAACCCTTTTAGTCGTTCTTCTCTTTCTTTACTAAACTTTTCAGACAATTTCATCAATATATCAAATGTTGATTTTGCCTTATCAGAAGCCATAAGTTCTTTACCTGCTCTTCCTTCTGTATATTTCCCGGGATTAAATACATTACCACCCTGAATAGCCCAATCCAAATTTCCCAAGACATCAACACTTGCATTCCAATAGTCCCAAATATTGGCTCCTCCTTGCAATATTTCATCGGCAGCTATACCGTGTTGAAAAGCTTCTTCTGCTTTTTTTATCGCTAATTGATAAGCCGCTGCTGCTTTTGCTCTTAAGTCAAGAGTCTTGATAAACTGGTCCGTTCCAGAAGAAAGAATTTTTTCGGCATCATTAACATCATTAATTGAAACACCAAGTTCGGAAAAAGCATCTCTATTTTCATATATGAAAGTTTTTTGTTTTGATAAATCACCATCTAATTCTTTCCATTTGGATTGCAATTTATTCAATGTCGCTATACTATTACCATACCCATTATTATTTTCTGCAATGTATTTATTTAATTCAGAGGTCGCAGCTGAGAGAGGTGCTATGCCATCCTTAGCTTTAAATAAAGAAGTAATCCATTCCCCAACCTTATCTCCATGAGTGGTGAGCAAAGTAATGCCTACAATTAATGCAGATTGCCAACTAAACAATGATGACGCAACTTGCTTCCAAATAGGGATACCTTTCTTCCCTGATGCCTTTAACTCTTCATTGGCGGCTTTTGCACGTTTGATTTCATCAGCCAATACAGGAATATTGTTTGAGATGGCAAGAAAGAACGTATTTATGGGGCATAGAACGAAGCGGTTTTTTCAATGGTCGGGAAAAATGGGCGAAAGGTTTTGAAAACCAAAGGGTTTAGGCATGATCGGGAAAATGGGCTGAATATTTCGAAGCGGTTTTTCTCTTTACATGGCTTACATCTGCTTTACGTTTGAGGGGCTTTTCTTCGGATATTCGGGGGATTGCTTTACATCGGGCTTGCAGATGGGGCTAAAACGGCCTGGAAGGGTTTTATTTTCGGCTGTGTGGCCGTTTTATGGCTGGGTTGATGGATTTTGTTATATGATGGTGTGAACGGCTGTGTGGCCGTTTTTTGTGCCTATTTTTAAAGATGTTGCCTTAAAATTCTTCTAAATAAGTATTATTTGGTATATTTGCAGCATAATAGAAACGAATATGGCAAAAGTGATTCATGTGCATTTGCTGCATAAAATAGACGGGACGAAGCAGAAAGATTGGTATTTCAGCAGTATATCGGCTGTTTATACGGTTCTGACGGCAGATCAGGTGGGGGCAACCAAGAATTACCTGCTTCATGCCGGGCTGTCTGGTAACGGCACAATATGCACGAAAAAGGCTATAATTAAGCAATCTACGCTCATCTCGGGTGGTAGTAAGGGAATGGTTAGAACGATATAATAGCGCCGTTAGAAAGGCTTGTAGGCGTTATTTCTTTGAATGCTGATTGGGGAGCTTATGGCTCCCTTTTTTTATGCCCCTACGGTTGGTTTTATTTGGTTAGGGGTTACTATTGGGGTTACTGTTAGGGGTTACTACTTCTTTAAGTTAGGGGTTACTTTAGGGGTTACTTTTTCAGTTCTCAGAGGGTACGCCCGAAATAGGAAACTATGTTATAAATGAAAGCAAGTGCCGTTTTTCTCTGTTTTCAGAGAGGAAAAACGACACTTGTTTGTGTGATATACCTTATTATAATAAAATAAATCCTTTGATTTACAGTGTATTTACGAGTTTGCTTCAGGTAAATTCCTTCAAAAGTGTGTGCGTGCGTCCTTTTTTAGCCTTCTGTAGGAGGCATGCGTGTACCACTTAGAAGAACTTGCTGATACTTCCGATTACTTCAAAGACATTGATGATGCGTGATTTGTCGAATTCCTGTTCATCGTAGTCATTGGTGTTGATGGGGATGAAGCGCAGCTTGTCCGGATCCGGCGACCTGCGGAGGATTTTAATGGTGCGGATGGTATCCAACACCACTGCATAGATTTCGCCATATTGGATGTCGTTGAGTGTGCATTGGTGCAGGGCAATGATGTCGCCATGGTTTATTTTGGGTTCCATGGAGTGCCCGGTGACATTGCACCAAAGGCTGGCTTTTTCGAATCCCCTTATTACAATGTTGGTGGCAGGTATGTTTACCTGTGAATTAAACACTTCATCAAAGCCCCCGATAAAGTCCACATCGTAGTATGGTGTACCGATGGATGGGTTCATAGATGTGGTAGGCAGAGTCGAAGAATTTGCTTCGTCTATTGTTTTAATGCCGTTCAAATCATCTTTCAACATGCTTCCTGCACCAGTAAGTAACCAATCGGCAGATAATTCCGGATAGGCTAATAGAATTTTTTCAATATTCATTGAGCTCATGCCTTTGCCAGACACCTTTGCTTTCCCAATAAGTCCAACAGAAAGACCGGCATTAACAGTCATTTGATTGTCATTTATGCCCTTTTTCTCCATGAAATATTGAAGTCTTTCTATAAAATTCATATCCTTATATTGATTTTCTTCCATATTTAGTTTGATGTATTGAAATAATTCTATATATTTGCAGCGTGTTTAAGATGTAAACAGCGCGCCAAATATACAAAAAAGGCGTGTGATTAGCGAATTTTAAGGATTAAAGAAAATGAAAGCAAAAGTAATTATAGCTCAAGCAACAGCCGAGACCGCCGAAGCTCTTTACGGACTGGTCAAGAAGATGGTAGATACAACAGCAATCAAGGCTTATCCCAGTGTAGATTATCAGGCAGTTTTCTTTTCAGCTGATAGATACGACTTAGACTTTGTAAAAAGAGTATTGGCGGATAAGTGCTTTTCTTTCAAAATTGAAGATGCAGAATAATACAATAAAATAAGTGAGTTTATGACACAGCAAGAATTTATGGAACGGACGGGGATAACCCCTACAGCAGAGGATTTTGATTACATCCATGCGGTTTATCTGAACACTTCGATGAACAAGGATGAGTTCTGCAAAGATTTCAAGAAACATGGGGACAGCCGGATTATCCGCGATGTCCATGTACGGGTGCTGAACTATGAGATGAAATGTGAACGGCAAAAGGAAGTTATCGGCAACCTGACCGACTTCCTGATTGGAAAGGCGCATGCGTATGACGATACCGATTTCCGCAAAGAAGCGGTAGGGCTGGTCGGTGAGATGGAAGTGGTGAAACGGACCATTGAATTGGGGCTTCCGCTTTGGGATGAAGACAGGATGGTTGTCCTTTCGATGATAGAAGAACAAGGCAAATAGATTGCCGGATAACTGGCAGCCCGGAAAGACGGGCAGGGGCGGCAGGCACGGCCGGAGAGTTGGTAAATCGAAATAAGAAAGCGTAGAAAGCCGTCGGGGTTCGATTCCCCGCGCCCCACGATATAAACTTTTAAAATTTAGAGTTATGGCAAAGAATTTCAATCCGAGAACAGCAGAGAGTCTGTTCAAACAGAAGTTGCGCACGATGATAGGCAGTACGGCACATACGCAGAATATTGCCGACCAGGCGATGGAGCTGGCTGGACAATTCATGACGGAGGATGAGATAAGCAACTCGGATGCCTACCGGGTGATAGAGAATGTGAGCTGTGTGTGTGAGGAAGCGATGCAGGTGCTGGTCGAAGAACTGCAGAAAGGGACACGCCTTCATGAAATACTGACGGGTGATTAGGAAATAGCGGAAGCCGTTGAAAACCTTTGAACGAACGATAACGATTAAAAAGTATGACGATATGAGAAAGCAGATTTTGACAGATAACGAGACCAAGACCTTCTTGATGAAGACATTCGGATGCAGCCGTCAGGCTGTGTGGCAAGCACTGAATTTTGTCCGTGACAGCGATCAGGCGCGCCGGATACGCACTCTTGCCCTGAAGCGAGGCGGCAAACTGACTGACGGGAACTTCATCCCGAACTGCGAAACCACCTTCGAGGAGTGCGAGAAGACCATGACCTGCACTTTCGGTCCCCGTGTAAAACTCGTGGTCCACAGAAAGACCAATGATGTGGATGTGTACGTGGACGGAAAACGGACTGAAACCTACCAATGTGAATTTGTATCGGATTTCATGCAGCTGCAGCACGAGACCCAACAGATGGCATCTGCCTTATAAATAGAAATGAAATGGAGTATTATGGAAAGATATTGTGCATATCCTACAATGACCTGACTTACGATGACCGACCGGTGATGGTGAACGGAAAGGCAGACTACAGCAGAAGCCGCACGCTGAAAGGAGTTCATCCTTCCACTCTTTCCGAAGAAGAACTTGCTCCCATCATGTCGATACCCAATTACAAGAAGTTAGCGGCAAAGGAGAAAATCAATGTAGTTCGATCCGGAAGAGGTCTGGGAGGTTACGTTTTGGTAGAAATAGCCACCATGCCCCTACGGTTTCAGGAAAGGATAAAACTAAAATACGGAGATATGAAAGAAGACGTAATAAGAAACTGGCTCGGCAGCCATTACCACATCGATGCGAAAGCCCGGGAATTTTACACCCGGTTCCGTTTTGACAACGGAGATGCACTGCCACCGGAACACATCCAAGAATATACGGTAAACGCTTCGGTAATTGAGGCAGTGATGCGTGCCATGGAGGATGCCACGTTTATGCGAAAGGCCATGAAGGCCGGGCCGGTGAACTGGGGCGAACTGGCAGGAGCCATCAGTTACTACCAAGCAGAGTTCGGACATACCTTGCCTGTCAGTTCCAACCGCTTCAAGAAGCGTGTGAATGACTTCAAGGCCAACGGCTATGAAAGCCTTATCAGCCGCAAGTTCATGAACCAGAACCGCCGGAAAGTGACCTATGACATTGAACGCCTGCTGCTGAGCATCGATGCCCAACCGGAGCAGCCCTTCAATACCACCGTGTGGGAACAGTACAATCTATTTGTGCAAGGAGAACTGGAGCTATATGACCCCGAAACCGGCGAGGTGTTGAATCCGGCAGACTTTACCGACAAGGATGGAAATCCGCTGGTATTGAGCCCGGCCACAGTAGCCAACTACCTGAACAACCCCAAGAACAAGGCCCTTCGCGGTAAGCTGCACATGAGCCAATGGGATTTCAACAATGCCTACCGTCCTTATCATCTGCGCAGCATCGGTGAATATTCCTTGAGTAAGGTTTCTCTTGACGACCGCGACCTGCCGCGCCCAATGAAGGATGGCAACCGAGTGAAAGCCTATTATGCCTACGATGTGGTGAGCGGTGCTGTGGTGGGATATGCCTACAACCGGTACAAGACTACCGAGTTATTTTTAGACTGCATGCGAAACATGTTCCAGACCCTGGACCGGAACGGCATGTATATCCCCGCCGAGTTAGAAGTGGAACACCACCTGGTAAGCGACTTTGCCGACGGATTGATGCAAGCCGGTACCGTCTTCCCCCTGATCCGCTGGTGTAACCCCGGGAACTCGCGTGAAAAACGTGCCGAGCACAAGAACCGCGAAAAGAAATACGGTGTGGAGAAACGCACGCAGGTAGGTATCGGCCGATGGTATGCCAAGCTGGAGGCCAACCGCCCGAAGGAAGAAAAGGTGTATGACGAAAAGAACAACACCTACAAGGTGAAGACCTATAGTTATGAAGAATTGGTAGCCGATGATATACGCGCCATTGAGACCTTCAACGCACAGCCTCACCCCAACCAAAAGCGCTATCCGGGCATGAGCCGTTGGGATGTGCTTTGCGCCCATCAGAACCCGAACCTTGCACCTTGGGACAAGGCCGTTCTTTACCGGTTCATCGGACAGCACACCGAAACAACCATCCGGCAGAACACCTACTGCACGGTGATGTACAACCAATACGGACTGCCCAGCCCGGAAATCATCGAAAAGCTGGAGCCGAGGAACTACAAGGTAGATGCCTATTATCTGCCCGATGCCGACGGAACCATCAACGAGGTATATATCTACCAGAACGGACGATATATCGCCACCTGCAAGCCCGTAGCCCGTTACAATGAGAATACAGCCGAGCAGACCGAGTACGACAAGGCAGCCTATACCGAACAGTCCAAGTATGTAGCTCAATTCGACAAGATGATGAAGGACGGCAAGATCAAGCGTGTGGGCATCCTTGCCAAAGAGGAAGCAAAGCTGATAACAGAGGTACAGGCGGAAGCCGTTCCCCTTCCTGCACAAGCCGAGGAAGAAGATTACTCAGCCTATATGGACATCAGTGCCTTCGAGCATGATGCAGTAGCCAAGATATAATTAACGACGTTAGAACGAATTTAAAACAGCATTCAAATGGAAATAACAAATGAAGTAAAGCAACGTATTGTGGCAGCGATAGCCGCCGACCGTGAAAATTATCCCAGTGACAACCGCCATGCCACGGCACTGGGCATAGCCCCCAGCGTTTACAATGCCATCAAGCGGGGCAATTATGAAAAGCAGGTCAGTGATGCCAACTGGGTAGGTATAGCCCGAAGATTAGGCGTGCAACTGCGTACAGAAATACCTTGGCTGGCAGCACAGACCCCGACCTACGTGTTTGTGAGCAAGCAGCTGGAAGTGTGCCAGGGAAGCGGGCTGAGTGCCATCCTGTGCGATATGCCCAATATCGGCAAGACCTTTACAGCGAAAGCTTACGTGAAGCAGCACAAGCACGCCGTATATGTGGACTGCAGCCAGGTGAAGACCAAACTGAAGCTGATACGCTACATTGCCAAGGAATTCGGTGTGACCAGCAACGGACGCTATAGCGACGTGTATGAGGATCTGGTGGCCTACCTGCGCACGATTGATACGCCCCTGGTTATCCTGGATGAAGCCGGGGACCTGCAGTATGAAGCCTTCCTGGAGTTAAAGGCGCTTTGGAACGCTACGGAACGCTGCTGTGCCTGGTATATGATGGGTGCCGACGGATTAAAGGAGAAGATCAACCGCGCCATCGAAGGCAAGAAGGTGGGCTATACCGAAATGTTGAGCCGCTACGGTGACTCCTACAGCAAGGTGACCCCGGACGATGCGCAGGAACGCGAAAAGTTTCTGAAGGCACAGGCTGCCATCGTCGCAAAAATCAATGCCCCGGACGGTGCCGACATTGCCAAGATTGTTCATAGCACCGGAGGCGGCTTGCGGCGCGTATATACCGAAATCGAAAAATTAAGGAGGATGCAGGCATGATAAGCAAGATAGAAATGCAAGCGATGGATGCTGTTATCGGTATCCATCGCGAGATGAGAAAAGCGAATGAGATAGACTGGGAACAGCGCAGATATGAAATTGCCAAAAGCATGCTTCCGGTAGTAAGAAGCAATTCATCAGGTATAATGTCTATAAAACAAGTTGCCAGACTTGCTGTGGACTATGCTGATGCTCTTATTGAAGAATTGAAAGGAGGTAACCGTGAAACTGAAGAGAGCCTACAGTCCCGGTGAGGTGCTGAACATGAAGATTCCCCGGTTCGAGTTTTCCGGGGACTGGCAAACCTCGATAGGCAACCCGGCCAAGAGCGGCGTGTGGATTATTTGGGGAGCCAGCGGAAACGGTAAGAGCAGCTTTGTGATGCAGCTGGCCAAGTACCTGTGTAGCTTCGGACGCGTAATTTATGACAGTTTGGAAGAAAGTACCGGTTTGTCGTTCCAGATGAGCCTGAAACGGCACAAGATGGGTGAAGTGAAAAAGAAGCTGATTATCCTTGACCGGGAACCGATGGAGCAATTGGAGGAACGGTTACGGCGCAGAGGCAGTCCCGGAATCGTGATTATCGACAGCTTCCAATACAGCGGCTTGAACTACAAAACCTACAAGGAGTTCAAGGAACGTCATCCCAAGAAACTGTTTATCTTCATCAGCCATGCCGAGGGGCTTCATCCGGCAGGTAGAAGCGCCCGCAAGGTGGAATATGATGCCGATGTGAAAATCATGGTAAGCTGTTTCAAAGCCTGGTGCAAAAGCCGCTTTATGGAGCGGCCCGGTGAGCCCTACGTGATATGGGAAGAAGGTGCTGCCAAAACATTGAAGGACGATAATATGGAGGATTATTTGAATGATGGAATGGGAGAATAAGCTGTACCAGATACTCCTGAAAGAACAGGAAGCGGAGGCCGTGGTGGACGATTGGGTAGAACGTAACATACAAAGCGACCTCCGTCTGCGCAGGGCCAAGACAAAGGGACACGTAGTGATAGAAACCAGGGATGTGATGTTTGCTCGGAATATTCAGGTATGGCATCCGTCCTGCCAAATAAACATTAAAGATTTGAAGTGATGGAAAAGAAAGAAGAAAAGAAAGTGTGCTGCATCTGCGGCAAAGAGTATGAGGGCTACGGATACAATCCGTTCCCGGTGAAAGAAGAAGGCTGCTGCTGCCAATCGTGCAACTACAGTGTGGTGGTTCCGGAACGGTGG